GTAAACAAGAAATACTTCGAGCTATTAGCAGAGGCTATGTGAACACCGCAGAAGACATTGCGGAAATCTTCCCAGTGAGTGAACAAGAAGCCATTGAACTTCTCAACGACGATGAGTTCTACTTGCAAATAGCAAACAGCACTAGAGCTAAAATGAGAATGCTCTTTAACACCAAAGGCGTTGATGTACTTGAGAAATTACTCGATAGCTCAGAGAGTAAAGATAACATCGCGGCATACGACAGACTTGCCAAAGCAACAGGTGGAATCCAAGAAGAGAAACAAGGTGTCAACAATTTCAACTTCTTCAACATCGAGGATTTACTAGAGGCAAAGGAGAAACGTGAGAAAGTTATTAACATACCCAAAACTGAGTTTAACCGGGTTAAAAATTCTAAGAACAAAAAACAAACAAACTTCCCCAATGAGGAAGTTAATGGAAATATCTTCGAGAACGAAGAGGAAAGTGATATTGAGATTGGGATGGAGAATTTGGTATTGGAAGAAATGTTTGAAGAAAGTGAGGAATTAGATTTTGACTAGAGACATGCAAAAGAGAGTTGAACGTGACACAGTTATCTTTGAGAACTCAGAAGCAAGATGGGTTTTCTCTCAAGGAAGACCTCCACACATTGATGACTATCAAGTAGCGATAACTGCTGTTGACAAAAACATCAACATTCCGATTATGATCGTTATGTCTGGCAGAGAGTTTCGCAAACTGTTAATTGACATGGGAATCAAAGTTCATTTCCCATAAATCATTTTAACCGGGTTAAAATCATGAGAATTGAATTGAACGACGAAGGTTTGAAAAAAAACAGAGACGCTCTCAAAAAACTTGAAAGCATTGTTAATAATCCCAACTACAAAAACTTCCCAATTGTTAAATACGAAATTGACAATGCCGATGATTTGATTTTGTCAGATGTTATTATTCCAGAAAACAGAGCGGTAATAGCTTTAGTGTTTGTTACTACTAAGAGATTTGAGATTAGGGAATTGATGTTCAAAGGTAGTCCGATTAAATTTGACAACGAATTGTGAATGTGAGATAATTCAAAATGACCAATGAGGTATTAGCACAGAATGACACCCGGTTATAAGTTTTCAAGCGAAAACCTCTTTAACCGGGTTAAATTACAAAGTGAGAAAAGAAAGGAAATGAAGTGAACATACATAGCAACGTAAAAAAAGATAATTCAAAATTTGTTCTGTTCGTTGGAATTTCTATTGCGTTAATGATTGCGGCATTAGCTTACTACAACATGAATCAAGTAAGCACAAATATATCTGCCCCAATGCAATCAACTGGAATGAATGAGATTGACAGGATCAAACAAACCATCAGAGAAAAAGAAGCCATTCGTGATGCCTATTCCCAAACAGCAATGGAAGAAGCAAGAGCAGGTAATACCGTTGCTGCTGACGCTGCTGCCCAATCTGTAGGCGAATTAAATCAAGCTATTGAGAAGTTATACGATGACCTCCATGAGGCAAATATGAAGGAGGGTGAAAATGGCGAAACGAAATAACAGAGTAAGATCATCTGTCTGTGATCCAGAAGAGATAAATCAAATCATTGATGAGGAATTTAACCCGGTTAAATTGGAGAACGAGGAACTACAACCAGAGCAACCGGGAATAAAAACCACTGCTGCTTATGATAATTCTCGACTTGAGTTCTTGAGAATGCAGATTGGGCCAGTCCAGAATTTCTACCAGACACTTGGAAATATTTTGTTTTCATACACAATGAGACTGGATGTTGCAGAAGCAAAAATAGAAAATCTCAAAGCATCATTAGATCAAGTGCAGTTGGAGAGAGCGTTATACAAGAGATACTTAGAATACTGCAATGAAAACGAACTCGTAGCTAGTGGTGAAGGTTTCGTTGATTTCATTAGAGAGTATGCAGAGGAGGAACAGAGTGAAGCTAAAACTAGTAAGGGATAATAAGCCACTGTATTTTGTTCCGACAGCTATTCTCTGTGTCTGTGGACAAAGAGTATTGGTTAATGATCCAACTACTCATATGTCTGTGACTGTAATGTGTACCAATCCAAACTGCTCTCAATACAATTTGGATAAAAAGATTGATCTTACAAAATTCGCATTTACCGAATATGAAGTTCTTTAGTCTTAGTGCTGGCTGATATGAAGGTGAAGTAGCTTAACCCTTTAACCGGGAAATAGATTTTAACCCGGTTAAAGGGATTTTTAGCAAATGAGTAATCGAAGAAAACCACAAGAAGGAATAAAACTCAAGGTTGCAAGGTTGCGATCTTGGTTTCCTGATTTTGCTAGGGTTAATCTCAAGATTACTGACAAAGACGGTAAGCTAGTCCCTCTGATACTCAATCGAATGCAGATAGTCCTGTGGGCTATTATCATTCAACTGATACAACAAGGTAAGCCAATCAGGATTTATCTTGTTAAAGCTAGACAGTTAGGATCAACCACATTCTTCACAGCAGTTTTATATTGGCTAATAACTCTTAATAAAAACAAGCGTGTCATAGGAATTGCTCAAGACGATGAAGCTGCCGAGAACTTAAACTTACGTTGGCAGAATTTCTTTTGGAATAGCAGAAAAGAATTAAGACCTAGATTTCGTAAGATGAATCCGAAGATGATTCATTTTGCTACTCCATTGAAGGAGATGCGGTCTGGACTAGATATAGGTCTTGATTCTATGATGGTAGTTAAGACCGCCGATAGTCCACAACTTGGAAGGAGTTACACATACAATGGAGCGATACTTACAGAGTTTTGTATCTGGCCGCAACTTGGAATTGATGTCAAACAACGAATGGTTGCTCTTAATCAGGCTATTCCAAAACGACCTAATACTTGTATCTTCATTGAGAGTACTGCTCAGGGCGATAATTATGGCAGAAAGTTTTGGGATGATAAATTCAATGGATACACCAAAGTCTTTGTATCCTGGCTTGCTGACGACTTTTATCGTAAAAGACTTGGGAGGAATTTCTACTTCGAGTTGGAGGCTGATGAAGATGGAAGATACGGTAATGAATTAAAAGAGCGAAAGAACATTTTAGCTCAGCTTCGTATCTGGTACCCAGAAAGAGAATTTAACCGGGTTAAATTTCCAGGTGATGAATTATTCACTTCATACGAACAGTGGCTCAATTACGAATCTCATTGTAGATTAGCTTGGCGCAGAGATGTAATCAACACAGAATGCGAAGGAGACAAAGATGAGTTCCGAAGAGAATACCCAACAACTATACAAGACGCTTTCGGAGTCAGTAGCAAATCAGTATTCGGAGCTATTAGATTACTTCAGTCGAAAGAGTTTATTGAACGCTCTGGCATCTTGCCCAAGAGATTTTCTTACTCACCCGTACAAAGTGAAGTGCGAACCGCTACTGCTAGAGATGTACTTAAACCATTCTCAAAAGGAAAGTTAAGAATATATGAACTACCCAGAGCCGGAGCGCATTATGTATGTGGCGCTGATCCCGCTCAAGGTGGGCCAGACTCAGACGATAGTGCATTTGTCATATTTCGATTGGAACCTAGCACTGGACAACTTGTCGAAGTATGTTCTTACAACGATAGGATTGAGGCTACAGAGTTTGCAGGCTTACTCTACATTATCTGCAACTTCTATAATAAGGCTTTACTTGGAGTCGAACGAAACGATAAAGCAGGATTTGCAGTATTAGAAATACTACGCAAAGAAGTTCGTTATTCTCGTTTGTATTGGGCCAAAGATCCATTGAGCTATAAGCGACCAGCAGGATCAAAAGTAAGGTGGGGATGGCTAACAGACGAAGCAAACCGTCAGATCATGGTGAAGGACGGGATAACTTGGTTTAGGAAAGAGAAAATATTCATTCGTTCAAAGGAAATTCTCGAACAAATGGATACATTCGTTGAAAATCCAAAGACGGGTAAGATCGCTGCCAGTGCTGGCAATCATGACGATTTGGTAATGGCTACACTTATTGCTGGTCAACTATCAAAACAAGTACACATTCATGAGGACGTATCAAAGAAGAAAATCGAATACGGTACTCTTGAATGGTTTATGAGAATGTCTGAAATAAAGAAAGGAAAAAAATATGGACAAAGAGCAGGAAAACCAAGAGACTTCTACAAAGGCAGTGGAGCAAGAAGGAAGTTGTCAAGAAACGCAAGAAGGTACGCAATCGCAGCCTAGTATTGCTGAAAGAATGAATTTGAGAGATAGAGCCGCACAAGTTGCTATAAACTTCGCAGGGCAAACCATTAGCAGTTATGACGGGACTTATACGCTCTTGATTGATTGCATATATGATGCGTTGTTAGAAGTGGCCTGCTTAGAAGGCAAGGCAAATGTAATTTATTTTGTAGCGGAAAAGTTAGATGCCAAAACTAGGACAGAAACACAAATCGAAAAGCATTGAGAGAATGAAATTTGCTGCTAAGATGTTAGCTAGAAAAAGAGTCTGGAAGAAGCAGCAGAAGAAGAAATAGTAATTTAACCCTCCTCGTTTAACCGGGTTAAATTTTTATGAGTACATCGAAATCTTCGCAGTTAGTTAGTGCATATTGGAGTGAACCGGAAGAGAAGTCAGGTGAAATAGCTTGGCATATGTGGTGGGCACGTATTCGTGCTTGCCAGCGTTATAGGAGTGAACACCCGTTCGGCGAACAGAGATGGCAGAGATGGTATGATTTATATAAAGGAATTCAATGGGAAGACCTCGATGACTTGTATGACATTAGTTCTGACAATCTCCCCGAACGTGTCACAGTCAATATCACGGCGTCGTCAATCCTCACGATGGTTCCGTTTTTGGTTAATTCTAATGCTAAATATAATTGTGAGCCTAGAACACCTGAACAAGTTGTTGCAGCCATGCTCAAAGAGAAAATCATCAATTATGAGTTTGAGCATAGGGAATGCAACGACCAATTAAGAAGAGTAGTCTATGACGGAACGATCATTGGTCATGGAATAGTAAAGAGCGGGTTTACTGTTCAGGTAGATGAATCTGTTAGAGCAGCAGTCGGAACTATCGAATACGATGAGATGATCGAGGATGAGTCTTTCTTTCTCAAGAGGAAACGTCCATTCGATTTCTGGTTTGACTACTCTGCCCCAGAATGCAACCTTGCTACTGCTAGATTTTGTTTTGAGCGTTATCATAAATATGTAGCCGATGTCGTTGAAAATACCTCTTACAAGAAATCCATAAGGGATAAGATAAAGAGAGGCGATTATGGCGATTTAACCGGGTTAAATTCAAATGAATATGGTCATGAAAACGAGGGTTATGACTGGCTCAAAGGAGAAGATTACACACTGGATAGCGGTGTTGCTACATTCTATGAAGTATGGGATAAACGATTTAATCAAGTACTTACTTTCTGTGAAGGGATACTTGAACCCCTTAGAGTCATTGACAATCCATATCCGTATCTCAAAGGGATGTTCCCCTACATTCAATATGATTATATCTATCTACCGGATGAACCTTGGGGTTGTGGTATCCCTCGGTTCACAGAGGCTCAACAATACGAGATTAACAGACACAGAACCTTTGGACTTAACCATAGACGTAAAGCATCTGCCCGTATCTATGAAGTTCACGAGGATGTGGATAACGACGAAAAAGAGAAACTACCAGAAGCCGAAGATGTTACGTTTATTGAAGTCCCTGAAATGGGCTTGATTAAGCCTGTTCCCGATCTTCCATTGTCGCCTGATTATCCGTTGTATGAAGCAGTGCTTAAATCGGACTTCAATGAACTAACAGGCTTAGATGCTTTGGCTAGAGGGGAGAGGCTTCAATCCCGCGCTACGCTTGGAGAAGTAAACGCTAGAGGGAATATTCTTGGTCTGAAGATCAATGAACGTGTTAAGGAAGTAGACAGGTTATTTCTTAAATCAGGTAAGCATGCTTCTGCTCACATAGGGGCTAACTACTATAAAACAATGGTAGTTAGGCTTGTAGGATTGCAAGGGGAATTTTGGGTACAAGTTAATCATGAAGACATCAAAGACGAGATTGATATTTCGATGGAAACTGTATCTGCTCCCCAGCGTGATCCTAACGTTGATATGCAACAGCGATTACAAGGGCTACAAGTTATTATGCAGAATGCGCTGCCTTTAATTCAAGCGGGAGCAATACCACCTGATGAGATAAATTTTGTCGAAGTTCTTAAGTGGTTCTTTGAAGGATTTGAGAGAGTTGACGTTGGCAGATTCTTTAAATCAGCCCTTGTTCCTGTCAATCCTTTGTCTCAATTCATGATGACTACAGGAGATTTGCAGTCAATGTTAAATTCTCCCGAAGCGCAGAGAGAACAGCAGGCTCAAAATGCAGCAACAGAAAGTAACACAATTCAAGACTTGGTTAGGTCGCTTGCTAGTGGCAACAGAAGTGGTCTTCAAGTATCGGGTGTGGGCTAAATTTAACGGGGTTAAATTGTGTTGGAATAAGACGTTCTTTTTTGAAAATTCTACGTTGGATATAACGTGGTATTGGGGATGGTTTAGACATTTGTTTATGTTTACTAAAAACACTTATGATAACAAATTGTTTGCTATCAGAAGATTTTACATCACCAAGTGGGAGAGAATGCCAGATAGAGACGCTAGTTGTAAGGCATACAGACTCGGCCCATTAGAGATTGAAGTTTGGAAGAGTGGAAAACAATTGTTTTTACAAGGTAGGGGATTTGACAACCGTAAATCATCATAGTATTATAATACTGTGTGTAGATGTGTAAACTGTTGATTTAAAGGGGTTGAATAAAGTTCAACCCCATATTTTAACCGGGTTAAATTAAAGGAGAAAATATGCGAACATTTTCACGGTTAGTTTTTTTTGTTATGTTTATCTTTGCTACAGTAGTTGCTGTGAGTAGCCAAGTGCATTGTCAGGATGATAAGATAGCTAAACTCACAGTTGGTTATGTTACGGACGGGGTAGTTGTTCCTAGTCCAATTGAAGGTGTCAGAAATCTTAATGCCATATCTGCCAGTCTTGAGCCTACTGTATGGATTCAGAAGAACGAAAAAAATCCTAATCACGGGGCTAAGCTATCAGGCGTAGTTTACTTCAAGCGTCAAATTCATTATTACGAAACTACTGAAGAGAATGTAGACACTTATGCTGCTGGCGCTACGTTTAGCTATCGTTTGGGTAAAGGTGGAATTTTTGAGCCGTGGGCTGGTCTACTATTAGGTGTTAGGTATGCTGAGGACGAAGGAAGAAAGTTTAGCGACATTCTTCGAGCGGGTGTTGACTTGAATTTTGGTCATATTGGACTTAGAACAGAAATAGGTCGCCAAAGAACTCGTAATACCTTTGAGGCGCCTACAGGAAGTTATGTGGGCGGTGGTATTACTTTTAGGTTTTAACCGGGTTAAATTTGCCGGGTGTTGAGTGGTCTAACTAGCACAAATATGGGGGAGGGTTAGATCATTCGATTGAGGACATCCGGCAATCCCATTAGCGGTATTGGCTGACTGATAATTCGAGGAGGGGTTATTGGAAGGCTGATACCGCTAATTCTGAGCGGAGCGAAGATATGCCAGAATACGATTTTGAATGTGATGATCCCAAATGCGGCCATACGTTCACCGAGTATTACGGTTGGCGAGTAGCTGATGGCATGAATGTTCTCGATGATCCTGCTATGCAGAATTGTCTGAAATGCGAGGCTCATGCCACTCAGCTATTTTCGCTAACCGTAATGCGTCCTGATAGCCACTGGAATGGTGTATACTTTGAGACTACCGATTACTACTCCACTTCAAAAGCCAAATACGATAGATGGTGTAAACATCATTGGGAGAATGATTTTGAAAGAAGTTTCATAGAAGTAGGCGACAGAACAGATAAAGAAGGCTTGGCTAAGGATAGAGAATCCGCTGGAAGAAGCAAAGACAGAAGGCATGAGAAGGAGTTGGAAAGATTTCTTATACAGGAATATGCAGGGGTTGACATAGAACAGGATAACTGTACATCAGTAAAAGAAAAGCGGAAGAAGGAACAGAAGAGAAAAGAAATGGAAAGCGCGTGTCCAGATGACATTTTCATAGACCCGGCGTTTACTTAAATTTAACCGGGTTAAAATTTAAAACGTAAAGGAGTAATTATGCCTAAAGCAAAAACAGTAGACGACTTGGACTTTGAGATGGATGATGATGGTGAACTCAACCTAAGTGGATTTGAAGAAGGAGACGAATTTGACTTCGATGCCAAAGAGGATTCTGAGGAGATTGATGAAGAAGATTCGGATGAGAAGGATGAAGGAGAAGAAGAGGATGATGAGGAAGAAGAAGTAGAAGACGACGAAGAAGAATCCTCTGATTTAACCGTCGAAAGTCTCAGAGAAGAATTTACTACATTTCAAAAGAATCTCCCCAATGTCATCGCTCAATCTGTTGCAATGTCTCTTGCTGCAATTGGATTGACTGGTAAGAAGAAAAAGGATGAAGACGATGAAGAAGAGGAAGAGGAAGAGGGTGAAATTAGTACCAAAACTCTTCTGAAACGTCTTGAGAAAAAGATTGACACTTCTGTCGAAGCTGCTGTCAACGGTAAGATGGGCAAGTATCAGGCTGCAATGGATGAAGCTGATATTACCAGACAATTCAGGACGGGTGCTGGCAAGTATGGAGCTGCTTTCGTTAAAGCTATGCCTCAACTGGCTGTCATTATGAGAGATGCAGAACTTCGTGGAGAGGATGCAGCCGAGAAAGCATGGAAGATTTATCGCAGATTGAATCCTCAACAGAGAGATAAGCTGAAGGTTGACATCCAGAAGAAGCAAAAATCTATTGCTCGTAAGAAACCTGATGCTGATTCTAGCGACGTTGTAACTAAAGCGCCTGAAAGAACTCCATTCAAGAAATTCAAGGGTAACGACAACGACGTATTCGATAAGTCATTTGATTCGTCTATTGTTTCTCATATGAAGAAGCGTAGACAGTAGAAGTGAAGGTTCGATTCCTTCCCGACGGGGAAGCGGTGTCTATTGGTAGACTCGTTGCGTAAGCAATAGAAACTTCCCCAACCCTCCTTTTTACCCTCCTAAATAACCCTCCTATTATACTTTAACCGGGTTAAATTTCTCAAGGAGGAAATTACTTCATGCCCAATCCGAATTTTGATCAAATCGCTACTACGACTTTACAGCGTTATCGTCCACGCTTTGCTGATGCGGTAACCGACAAGTCGGCAGTAATGTTCAACATAAAAAAGAGAGGTGGTGTTGAGGAACAAGCCGGAGGCAGAACATTGGTAGAGCCAGTGATCTTCGGTGAAAACACCACTGTCGGCAGTTATCGAGATTTTGATAAGTTGCCGACAGACCCACAAGAAGGTATGACATCTTCGGAATATCCGTGGGCGTCTCTTTCAGGTTCCCTTGTCATTTCTGGTAGACAAGAGTTTATCAACGCTGAAAATAAAACTCGCGTATTGTCTCTTCTCAAAGGTAAGACAATGCAGCTTCAAATGACGGTTACTAATGAGTTTAACCGTCAATCACACTCTGATGGCTCAGGTAATGGTGGTAAAGATATTACAGGTTTTGCCGCTAGTATTGAAAATGGAGCAGCTTGGAATGTTTATGGTGGTATTGATTCAAACCTTGATCTGTGGTGGAGAAATCAATGGATTGGATTTGACGCCTTTGCTTCAGCCAGACTTGCTAACGCTAACTTTCTTCAAGAGTTAGAGCAGGACTATCGTGTATTCCGACAAGTCTTGACTACATTCTATAACTCTTGCATGCGTAACACAGACAAACTCAAACTCATGCTTACTGGTCAAAGGGTGCATGAATACTTTGAGTCGTCTGTTGTGGTCAACGAGCGTTACGTTAAGCAAGGTAATATGTCTGATGCCAACCTTGCGAATGCCAACTTTGAAAATCTGCTTTTCAAATCCGTTCCAGTTGTGATGGACAACCTTGTGCCCAACACAAGTATTGCCGCTGGCGCCACTAATCAAGAATTGATCGGTCTGAATACAGACTTTATCAAGTTGATTATTGGTTCTGGTCGTAATTTCGTTATGACTGAGTTTGTTCGTCCTCCCGACCAAGACGCTAAAGTTGCACAGATGATCCTGTTCGCTCAATACACTGAACAGCTTCGTGATCTTCATGGTCGTATGGACGATATTGACTTTGCATAAGGAGTTATCATCATGGCCGCCGGAGATGTTAGACAAGGTACTTTTACCAGAGTACAGACTGACGGTAGAACTACAATAGCCGCTTTGATTGGTGGTGGTACTTACCTACTCCTTAAAATCAAAGCAGGCGGTTGTATCTTAATTGGTGATGCTACGATTGATCCTGCCGGTAGTGATACTGCAAAAGGTTACAGGCTAACTCCCGGCGAAGAGTTCTACATAGATGATGGTGGCAACACTGTCGCTAATCTTATTGATGGGGCAAAGATAAACATCTACGCTGCTGAAGGAGCTAGGCCAGTGTCTATCAGTATTTTTGCTATAGACGACGCTTAATTTAACCCGGTTAAAGGAGAAAAAATGGGTGACAAACTTTTGTTTGATGTTACTAAGTTCGGAACAGTAGTTGAAAATGAACTTGGTATTGAAGTTGACGACTCAAGAGGTCGTCAAGGAGATAAAATAATTACTAGATTGCATCCCACTTCTGCTGCTGGTGGTGGTCAATCTTCCCAAATTATCATAATGAATCGTTACCGCCCTGGTAATAGGTACAAGTATTGCCGACTCAACGGTACGGTAGTTCAGTTTGATGCTGTTCAATACGATATTACATTTGCAACTGAAGCTGATAGAGATGCGAATGTAGTAGCTCTGCCTAATACATCTGGATTGCCAATGCTGGGAGTTCTTGAGTTCGGTATTGGGGGGCCATTGGTTACTGATCCAGCTTTGCAATCACATGCCGCAGGTGTGCATGGCTTTATTACCGTTCACGGTAAAGTTATTGCTAACGTAAACGTTGCTGCTGTTGCTGGTAGTTTCTTGGCTGCCGGTGGTGGCGCTGCTGGTAGGCTTGGAGTGATAGCGGCTGAAGGTGGCGCACACGTTCAGGCTGTTGCTGAAGGTGTTCAAGCTGCTGCATTTGGTAGAGCAGCTAGAGCGTTGGTTGCTGAACCACCTACACAGCCTTCTGCGTGGAAGGCTAATCTTACTTGGGTTATGCTTCAATAGGAGGAAATATGGCTAAAAAGAAAAAAATTGACGTAGAGGAAGAAACCATCTCCTCTATTGCAGAGTTCTCAGAAGAAACAGAAGAAGTCGAAGAAGAACTGTTTCTTGATGAAGATGCTGAAGAAAAATTGGATGAGTATCTTGAAGGCGCTCCTGCAATTATTAGTTCTGATCTTCCTCCCGTTGAAGTAAGCGAGGATTATCCAAGCAACAATCACGTTTACTGTAGAACTAAAGCCAGCAAAACACACAGGGAGATTACCCCAGAGTTCAACCATACTCTGATAATTAGAGAGAAGAAATAAATAATTTAACCGGGTTAAAGGAGTAGATATGCCAAAGAGAATTAGAACAGATTACAAAGAATTTATCGCGGCTATGGAAACGGACGATGATTTAAACCAAACGTTTTCATCAGACGTTGATTATCCCGATGATATGCCTCTTATCGAAGAAACTGAAGAGGATGATGAGCAAGATCTTGAGGAAGTAGAGTTTAGTTTTGACGAAGATGAAGAACCAGCTAGTTCTTTAGAATCTCTTGATCTTTCTATGGGGCAGATAGAAGAAGAACAAGAGGAGTATACAGAAGGTGAAATTGAATCTCTACTTTCCAGAATAGACCTTGCTAATAGTGATAACAATAAACTTTCCTTTGACGATCTAATGCCCAAGAAGAAAAAGAAAACAGGCATTGGCGTACAGAGGAAAGAAAAAAAGGTACACCATCTTTTGGTTATTCGTGATCTTGTAGTGATGCACCCTTCAGTCTGTAAGCTACAACATTGCAAGTTTGATG